AAAAGCTAAAGATTGGAAATATAAAGAAGAGAAAACAGGTAGGATGATGGAATCAATATATAAGAGCTGTGATGTAAAATTCCTGGATCAAAAAAGATTCCCCGCTAAAGAGAGAGGAAAATACACCGCCTCAGTCAAAAATGTAGTTCAAATAAATATAAAAAATTTTGAAGAAGTACCAATTCATCATACTAAAATACAACATAAAACGGAGATAATGTGATTAGTCGTAAAATATACGGGCCTCCGGGAACAGGGAAAACAACCAAGCTTATTAAATATGCAAAAACTTTTTATAAACTGGGAACACCTCTGGATAAGATTGGTTATTTTGCTTTCACTACTAAAGCAGCTACTGAAGCCATCAACAGGATGTTAGACGCACATAAACATTTGCAGAAAAAGAATTTAAAACACTTCAGAACATTACACTCACTGGCTTTCTGGAGATTAGGTATGAGAAAAAGTGAAGTAATGCAGGACGAACATTATGAAGACATAGGAAGAAGTTTAGGAATAGAGGTTACAGTTTATTCCAACGGTCAAGAAAGTACAGGATTTGTAGATTCCAACAATGAATACTTTAACTTAATAAATGCAGCCAGAATAAAAGAGTCCTCAATTGAAGAAGAATACAATACAGGAATGTACTCACCTAACATAGACAAACAAATATTAAATATTCTTAAAGAAGAATTAGATAACTACAAAGAATCTTTTAAGCTTAAAGATTATACAGATATGATCGAAAGATTTAATGTGGCAGAATTGTGTCCAAAATATGACGTAGTTTTTATTGATGAAGCCCAGGATTTGTCCCCAATACAGTGGAAAATGGTAGACATTATACGTAAAAATTCCAAATATACTATACTAGCGGGCGACGACGATCAAGCAATTTATGGCTGGGCTGGTGCGGATGTTAAAAAATTTCAAAATATAAAATCAGCAAAAGATATTGTTCTACCATATTCTTACCGGGTTCCTAGAGAAGTACAACATATAGCAAATAAAATTTTAGATAGGATTCCTGACGAAAGAAGGGTTAAGAAAAGCTGGGAAGCGAAAGATAAAGAAGGATATGTGGGCTACATTACATCTATTGAGGATGCTCCCCTATACGATAAAGACTGGCTCGTCCTAGCCAGAACCAATGACAGATTAGAAAAAATTAAACCTATTCTAAGAGAGATGGGTATTTATTTTCAATTCAAAGGACGCAAAAGTTTTAGGTCCTCGTTGTTTAATAGTATTTTAAATTACAACAGATGGCAAAATAAAAATGATCTTTTATCACTAAGCGAAGTAAAAGATGTACTTGACTGTGTTCCTTATAAACATGATTTAAAAGAAGAAAGATTATATGATTTAAAAGAATTTGGGTTCAGCCATACTCAAAGATGGTTTGACATATTTACAACAGATCCAGAGGAATGTTTATATATAAGAGAAATGTTGAGACAGGAAGAAAAATTAAAGGGGAATGCGAGAGTACAATTATCCACAATACATTCTGCAAAAGGTGGGGAAGCTACGAATGTTTTATTAGTTTTAGATAATACAAAAACTATCAGAGAAGCAATCGAAAGAAGTTTTGAAAAAGCTGATGAAGAGAACCGAGTCTGGTACGTAGGAGTCACAAGAACTTCACAAAACTTATATGTTATGACAGCTAAAAAGGAGGCTAATGGATACGACATCGAAAGTTTGGGATAAACAAATCGGAGGACAACATTATCAGAAATTTAAAATTCAACCTAGTGAATTTGTAGTTAAGAATGAGTTGCTTTTTCCTGAAGGGTGCGCTATAAAATATATATGCCGGCACCGGTTGAAAGGAAAAAGACAGGACTTGGAAAAAGCTATTCACTTTATTGAAATGGTTATCGAAAGAGACTATGGAGATGAAGCAGAAAAAAGTCAAACCTTTGAACCTAAAATAAAACAATGAAAATACCTAAATTTGAAGCCCAGACAGAATGGGTAAAACCAATAGAATTTCCCGACCTAAGAAAAATAGATGAAATTGCAATTGACCTGGAAACAAAAGACCCAGACCTAATTAAAAAAGGATCGGGTTCTATAATTGGTAATGGTGAAGTAATTGGTATTGCGGTTGCAACAAAACATTACAAAGGATATTTTCCAATAGCCCACGAAGGCGGCGGAAACATGGATAAATCAAGGGTTTTATTATGGTTAAAAGATATATTAGAGGCACCGTCAACAAAAATTTTTCACAACGCTATCTATGACGTATGTTGGTTAAAAGCTATGGGCTTTAAAATAAATGGTGATATAGCATGTACAATGATTGCTGCAGCAGTAACAGACGAGAATAGATTTCGTTATGATCTCAATAGTTTATCATGGAAGTATTTAGGTTATGGTAAGAATGAAGCAGCGTTAGCAGAAGCTGCATCTGGATGGGGCATTGATCCTAAAGCAGAAATGTATAAATTACCGGCTATGCATGTTGGTGCATATGCAGAACGAGATGCTGAAGTTACTTTAGGACTTTGGCAAGAAATGAAAAAAGAAATTATTAACCAGGACTTAGAGGATATATTTGATTTAGAGTCTGATTTATTTCCATGTCTAGTCGACATGAGATTTAAAGGAGTAAGAGTAGATGTAGAACGAGCAAACACAATGAAGAAAGAAATGAAAACATCTGAACAAGAATTACTGCATAAAATAAAAATGGAAACTAATATTGATACACAGATATGGGCAGCAAGAAGTATTGCGGATGTATTTGATATGTTAAGATTAGAGTATCCTCGTACAGAAAAAACTGAAGCACCATCATTCACTAAAAATTTTTTACAAGAACATAAACATCCCGTTGTAAATATGATTGCTAAAGCAAGAGAGATTAATAAAGCTCATACAACTTTTATAGATTCTATTTTACGGTATGAACATAAAGGAAGAATACATGCAGAAATAAATCAACTTAGAAATGCAGGAGGAGGAACGGTAACTGGAAGATTTTCTTATCAGAATCCTAACCTCCAGCAAATTCCTGCACGGAACAAGGATCTGGGACCTAAGATAAGAAGTTTATTTATTCCTGAAGAAGGACATAAGTGGGGTTGTTTTGACTATTCTCAGCAAGAACCAAGACTCGTTGTGCATTATGCGTCATTATATAAACTACCTTCAGTCTATGATGTGATTGATGCATACACAAATGATTCTAGCGCAGACTTTCACCAGACTGTAGCTGATATGGCAGAGATACCTAGATCACAAGCTAAAACAATTAACCTTGGTCTATTCTATGGAATGGGAAAAGCAAAACTTCAAGCAGAACTAGGAGTAACTAAAGAAAAAGCAGCTGATTTATTTAATCAGTATCATGCTAAAGTTCCATTTGTTAAACAGCTAATGGAAAAAGCTTCAAACAGGGCGCAGGATAGAGGACAAATAAGAACTCTACTTGGCAGATTATGTAGGTTTCATTTATGGGAACCAAATAGTTTTGGTATGCATAAAGCTATGATGCATGAAGATGCACTCAGGGAACATGGACCGGGCATTAGAAGAGCTTACACATACAAAGCACTTAATAAATTAATTCAGGGGTCTGCTGCAGACATGACTAAAAAATCTATGTTAGAATTGTATAAAGAAGGCATAGTAGCGCACATCCAAATCCACGATGAACTAGATTTATCAATAGAATCAAGCAAGAAAGAAAAAGAAGTTCAAAAAATCGTTGAGATTATGGAGAATGCTGTTACACTTGAAGTTCCTAACAAAGTAGATTATGAGTTTGGGTCTAATTGGGGGGATATTTATGATTAACCAGGAGGAAAATATGGAAACAATAAAGCAACACGCTAAAAGATTATGGACATTAGCTATTACTAATAAGAAAACTACTATTGGTATAGTTATTGCTGTATTTATATTATACGAACTAGCAACTAAATAAGGAATAAGATGACTAAGTGTAAGCAATGTAGCCACGACTGTCATTGTAGCGGCGATCTTCATGCAGATGAATATGGAACCTGCGCATGTAAAAAATGTGAATGTAAACCTAAAGAAGAAGGTTTAGTGGTGGATGATACAAACGAATGCGAGTGGTGTCAATAATGGGTAGGCGTTATGAAATACAAAACATTGAAGTATCAAAGATTAAATCTTCTGAGAGCGAAAGCGCATCAAAGAAGACAAAGATATTTTACAATGATTTTACTCGCGGCTCTATTTTTACTGGCATGGTGTGCAGGGCCTAATTTATGAAAATATTAAAAACATTAGGAAGTGCCGCCCTTATTATTACATTTATCACAGGTATTTGGTTTATTGACGACAGGTATGTAGATGCTGAAGAAGCACAAACTTTGAAACAACAAATCAATCTTCGTATAGATACATACGAATATAGAGAACTAACCAAACAATATTACGAACTTAAGAAACTTGTAAGGGAAAATCCTGATAGTCAAGAATTGAAAGAACAACTAAGAGAAGTTGAAAAAGAAAGAGCAGAACTTAGAAAAAGAATAGACGCTAAATTAGAATAAAAATGATAAACAATAAATCAGGGCTACTATCAGGAAATCCAGTTTATAAACCATTCAAATACCCGTGGTGTTATGATGCTTGGTTAACACAACAACGGATACACTGGTTACCAGAAGAGGTTCCCATGTCCGATGACGTACAGGATTGGGCTAAGAAAATTACACCGGGAGAAAGAAATCTATTAATGCAGATCTTTAGATTCTTTACCCAGGCCGATGTTGAAGTTAACAATTACTACATGGGCCATTGCATGCATGTATTTAAACCAACAGAAGTTAAAATGATGTTATCAGTATTTTCTGCCATGGAGACAGTACACGTTGCAGCTTATTCTCATTTACTAGATACAATTGGTCTTCCTGAATCTGAATACTCAGAGTTCTTAAAAATTAAACCTATGAAAGATAAATATGATTATTTAAATAAACAAACTTCACACACACTTCATGATATTGCAAGAACAGTTGCTATCTTTAGTGCGTTCACTGAAGGTGTACAATTATTTGCAAGCTTTGCAATTTTATTAAATTTCCCAAGACATAATAAAATGAAAGGTATGGGCCAGATTATAACCTGGTCTGTAAGAGATGAAACGTTGCATTGTAATTCAATGATTCGGTTGTTTAATGAACTAATAAAAGAAAATCCTGGTTTATTAACTGATAAGTTAAGAGAAGAAATTTATGAAGCATGTAAAATTGCCGTAGGCCAAGAAGATGCCTTCATTGATTTAGCTTTTGAGATGGGCCCACTAGAGAACTTAACTGCTCATGACGTCAAACAATATATTAGATGGATTGCAAACAGAAGATTAGAGCAATTGGGATTTCAAAAAGTGTATAAGGTTGATAAAAATCCTTTAACATGGTTGGATGCAATATTAAATGCTGTTGAACATATGAATTTCTTCGAAGGAAGATCAACTGAATATTCTAAAGCATCAACTCAGGGCACCTGGGCTGAAGCATTTGAAGAATTGTCTTCTCCTTATTATAATATGTTAGAGAAAAATAAAATTGTTGGTGAAAAGGAGTTTTTTAAACCTGATCCTTAGACTTTTCATCAGGAACATCTAATGCTTCACCCTCAATCTGTTTCGCGTTTAGAATCGGTGCGTAATCTTCTAATATTTTTTTCATTTTTGCT